CTCGCCGGGGGCGATTCGGATGGGCCAGACGATATTCGGCGTGATCACCGAGTCGTACCCACCCACCAGCACGCTGTTGATGGTGTCCAGGTTGCGGATTAGCACGCGGTAGGGCGTCGAGAGGTCGGCCGTCAGGTCGAGGGCCTCGGAGCCTGTGCTGACGTCCTGCGTCTGCTGGCCCATGTCGGTGCCGGTCATGTTGGCCGTCACCGTGTAGGTTGTACCGTCGATGGTGGCCCCGCCCTTGGCGGCGAACAGCCTGGCCGACATTTGAACTTCGTTTGCCATGGCGGGTGGTTCGTTAGATTTCGCAGAAGGTGGCCTGCACGGTTACCGCGGCGGTATCGGCTCGGAAGTAGAGCGTCTGGCCCGATGCAACGTAAGGGATCAGCATGGTCTCACCGGCCGGGATCCGCATGGTGTAGGTGCCGCTGACGAAGCCGAGGTCGACGAAGTTGGTGCTGTCGAGGTTGCTTACCAACAGCTTGTAGGGGGCTGTGACATCGACGGGCACATCCAAGGCCTCGACGGTGGTTCCGATGATCTGGGTTTGGCTGCCCATGTCGGTGCCAGTCATGTTCACGCTCTTGGTGTAGGTGACGCTGGGGAGGTAGGCGCCGCCTTTGTCTGCGTACAGACGGGCCGTCATTTGAATCTCGTTTGCCATAGATTGTGGGGGTGTTGGGGGTTGTTGTTAGAGGATTGGGTAAATGTCGGTGTCGTACGGCGCGAACGTCCAGGAGATGTTCTGCTCAACCATGTTGGTCTTGACGATCAGGCTCGACGAATAATTGGTCTGCTTCCAGCCCCATACCGTGCCGGCGGGCGCTGCAGGCCTTCCGGTCCTTGGATCAATAGGAACGGAAGGCAGCATGGAGTAGACCGAAAAAGGAAGGTTCCAGGCAACTATGAAGCTGGCTGGCGTGTAAACCGGCGGGATGCTCTGAGGCACCTGGGGAAGCCCTAGGCTGCCTGAGAACATGGCCACCCGGCTTAGGCTCACACGCCCCACCGGGAAGGAATCTTCGCCGCGGGTGAGCTTTTCCCAGATTCGTTTAGCCACCGGTTTGTCGTCCCAATAGGTGATAAACTCGCCGTTTTCCCTGATGCTGGTCAGATAAACGCCAGCCTTTACAGCGTCCTCGATGGCCAGCTTGTAGCCTGCCGGATTTCCAGTCTTCTCGGCTTCAGCCACAACGGCAGGCAGAGCGAACACAGAAACGTCGACATAATCAGTCCGGAACTCGTATCGGATTTCTGGTGTCTCCTGGCCGGCGACCGGTACGGTTGCGGCGTCTATCGGGTCACCTGGGTCGGCTGTTGGGCCTGAGAAGATGACGGTGGCCGAGGCGTAAGGGCCTTCCTCGACGGTGCTGTATTTGGCGCCGATGCTCGACCAGCCTAGTGTGGCGATTCGAATGGCATCCTTGGTGCCGCGGTATTCAATCGTCCACACCGGGCCAGTGCCGGATCCGGTTTGATCGAATCGGCGGCTTACCTCGATGTATCCGGGAAAGTTTGCCAGCTCTGGAGCTTGATGGATCGTTGCCATGTTATTCAGAAACGGCATCGGCCGTCTTCTTGGTGTTCTTGGAGATGTCCCGGATGTCCTGAGCCTGAGTCTTCACCGATCCAAAGTATTTGTCCAAGTTCGATTGAAACGAAGTGAACCCACCAGTTCGAGCCAAGGCATCAGTGGGTTGAATCATGAGGCCTTTTTCTGAAAGCGATGAGGTGCTTTCTTCAGCTTTGCCCTTCATGGATAGCCGTTTGGCCCTGTCTTCACGCCTCTTCACGATAGCTGCGTCCTGTTCCTCAAGTGAAGAAATGAATGACTGGGTAAACTGTCTCCCCATGTGATTCATCAGCTCCTCGCTCTTCATGTCCCTGCCGCCTTGAGGGGTGTTTGTGGCCATGAAAAAGCCGTGAATACCGGCAACAGTAGCCTCCAGGTATTTCATGAACGGCTTCACAACGTAGGCGATTACAGAAGCCCCGAACGACATGAAGACGGATTTCAGCGTGTCTATTCTGTCGGCAACGTCGTCGAGCGCGTCAACCACATCGGTGTCGATCACAATGCCAAGGTCTCGGGCCTGTTGCGCTGCATCGGTCAAGCCATTGACCATGGCTGGGATTAATGCGCCAGCGCCTTTTCCTGCCAGCTCCTTGAATGGTCCAACCAGCTTTTGCGGATCAATTCCAGATTCAAACAGCTTTCCAATTTCCATGAAAAGCCCTTCGCCACCGCCAGCCTCTTTTACCTGTTGAATTGAAAAGCCCATCTGTTGCAACAATTCGACAGACCGTTTGTCACCGCTCAAGGCCTTCATCCTGGCAATGGACAGCTTTTCAACAGCTCCGGCCACGTCCTCAATGCTGGCACCGCTTAACTTTGCAGCGAACTGCATTTCCTGCAGGAACTCGGCTGACACACCGAGTCGTGCTGAAAGGTCTGCAATCTGTCCAGCGGCATCGACAATCGACAGGCCAAACTGAGCTATCTTGTCGACCGCAAACATGGCAGCGAGAGTGCCTGTAACCTCTCTGCCGACGCCCTTGGCCATCGACTGGGACTTCTTCAGTCCTGACTCGAAGTTGGTGCCGTCGAGACCGAGTTTTGCGATCAGTGAGAAGATGGCCATGGTGTCAGTTTTTCTTAGCTTCCTGCTGCTTCACCCAGCGCCACAAGGCTTCATCCTTCGGGCTCCACAGCTCGATGTCGCCATGGCTTTCAGCTCGCGCCAGGACAAGGCGCTCGGCATCCCCGATAGGCATGGCCAGCACGGTGTCCTCCTCCAGCCCGATCTCAAGGCAGCAGGCCAGCATACGCTCTGGCCACGGCATCGAGAGCTGCCTGGAGCTGCCTTGCTTCATTAGGATTTCTGGCGCTGTCGACTGGCCGGCCATCCATTCGTTCCACTTGTCGAGCTGGGCATCGAATGACAGGCGCTTCACCTTCCATGCCCAGGCCTTCAAGGCTAAGTTCCGGAGGGGCGAATAGATAGCCGCCAGCGACTCCTGAATGGGTTGGGAACAGATGAGCACTGCGGTCATGAGGTCTGCATGGCCGACGTGGCCTCCGACAACCAACGGCGAGCCGATGCGGTGAAGCACCAGTGAGTGCCCCACCGAATACGGCAGCAGCCGTAGCCCCATGACCACCGGGCAGGGCTTGGCTGTCGCCGTCAGGATGTCAGCCAGTTGGCTCACAGGGCGGTGGCGGCGCCGGTGGCGGTGATGTTGGTGTACCGCTTCAAGGTGATCGTGCCAGTGGCCTTGCCGGTGGCCGTGGTCTTGATGGAACCACCGCCGGCGTAGATCCAACGGTTGCCGGTGGCGGCATTGATGGCGTCGACGTATCCACCGACCTCGACCACTGGGGCGCCAGTGATCACGCAAGTGCCATTCACATCAGGCAATGCGGCAGACAACAGCGCGTTCGCCACGCTGGTCGTGTTGGCAGGGATGAAATTGACGGTCAGCGTCAGCCGGTTGTTGTAGCCGATGTGGCCGACAACCTCGCCGGAGCTATTCCGAACCTCTTCGGTGTCGGCCTCGTGCGTGATGTCGTACGACTCCATATCGGGCGAGACGTACCCGGTGACGACAAGGGCACCCGCGGCGTCGTATAGCGCCAGGGTGGCCGGTGATCCGAAAATGTATTTGCTGCCTTGAGTGTTAGCCATGTGTGGTTTGGGTTAGAGGGTTGCCGAACAGTAAAGAGTGAAGGTCCTAGTGAACGTCCTGGACCGATTAGAGATTGAGGCCGCCCCAAAGTCTAGAGGGGCTGCGAATTGGGCCGTAAACGGGCCGCTGGCGTCATTTGATGGAGCATTAAGGGCGGAGGCCCCGGAGTCGTCAAAGAGCGGCAGGATGCGATTGTCGAGCACCTGGACGGTGGTCAGCACATCAGCCTCGTCGGTATCGTCGGCAGATAGCTGAAGTTCGACGGAAACCTCAACCTCGTTTGTGAGGTCGACACGTTGAACAGGCCGCGCGGAGTTGGTCGAGACAACCAACCTCGGGAAGTTGGGCATGACATCCTGCTCGTCCGGGTCGTCATAGAGGCCGCGGCTGTAGGACGTCAGGCAGGTGGGTATGCCTGAACCGGAGCCCGACCAGTCGGTGGCTGCCAGGTAGTCTGCTACGGCCTTCTCTGCTCTGAGTGCTACGGCGTTCATTTGATGGCGATACCGTTGTCCTCTAGCACCTTGCCGTTGGCAAGCATGGCCTCGGTCATGTGATTCGTGAGCTCGATGAGCTCGTCGTCCATAGCCTTCTGCATTGCGGTATTGTAGATGGTGGAAACCCGGTTGTATTGGTTGTCAGCCACCCCAGCGGTCATGACCACTGAGGCTGTTGGGTTGAAGCCGGGGACCGCTTGAATGCCTCGGGCCTTGGTGCCCTTATGAACGGCGACGTTCTCCTCCGGCAGGCCGTACTGATTGGCCAAGGCCACAAGAGCGGCGTTTGTCTTCTTTGGCGCCTTGTAGCCTGCAGGCTTTGACAATGGTTTCCACTTCGGGCTTTGAAACTGGGTGAAGCCACGATTGTAAATCCGGATCACCTTCACCACACCGGAGCGGAGGTATCCGACTGAGCCGATAGCTTTCCGCATCAGAGCCGAGGCGGCTGCCTTCATCTCCTCACCATAGAGACCGCGGCGGCCTGCCTTGGCTTCGCGTGCCTGGGCGATCAGGTGCACCCGACGAAGCAATCGGGACTTTCCGATGCGCTTGCCGGTTTTCTTGCTCTTACGGTTCACATCGCCGAGGGGCTTGCCTAGGTAGTCGGCAATCCGGCGCCGTTCTTGTCCCGGGCTTTTAGGCGGGACCAGGACGAACAGCCGAACCATCAGGAAAAAGAACCGGGCGTTGATCGCCTTGTGAAGGTCTCGGCTGGTCGACAGCAGATAGGCCTTCATTGCTGCATCGAAGCGGCTGGAATCCACCGTCATGTTGACGACAGGCCTCACCGGGTTTTCGCTCCTAGTTCGAGGCTGTAGTAGGCGCCGGAGGCATCCACACGGCAGGACAGTATACGGAGGGTCCGGCCTTGGTACACCAGCGTGCGCCCGACCACCGGACGCGGCTTACAGAAGGTCAGGGCGATGCGGTCGGTGTTTTCCTGGAGCAGATAGTAGCCATCCTCCTTGAGCAGCCGGGAGAACTCGGTGCCCTGGTCGAGGGTGTACAGCGTGGTGTCCATCGTGACCAGGGTGCTGTCCCAGGTCTTCCAGTCGCTGAACTTGACCAGGATCCGGGAGGTCACATTGTCCTGGAACCCACCGGCCACCGGGTTGTTGGCGTCGGTGACGGCTGCCGGGATGCACCGGATCGACGTCCCCTCCCAGATGAACATGGGCGCCCCCAGCATCTGCTGGAGCACCGCCATGCCCTGCTGGAGACTGGATCCGATGGTGGTCATTTAGGCGGTGAAGTAGGTGCCGGAGATCAGGATACGGCTGGTGGCCTGTATTTGGCTGGCCATGCTGGTGATGTCTCCGGTCTCGTAGTGGTAGAGGGCGGCATAGGATGTCCCTCCGACAGCCTTGCCGATCACCGCGGTCTTGGCCTGGGCGGTGGCGTTGTCCAACCAGATGGCCAGCGCGGCATCGTAGGACACAGGGTCAGGCAGGCTGATGCGGAGGTCTCCGGTGGCGGATCCGGTCACCGAGTTGATGGTGATGTCCACGGTGAAGGTGGCCACAAAACCGATTGCCGTGTGACGGGCTGTATTGACGGTGAAGCTGTAGGTTCGACCACCACCGGAATCGGTCAGCGTAGGCACCCAGGTTGCCGGCGCTGCATCAATGGGTAGGCTGCCATACAGCTCGTCGAAGTTGTCGTTGATCTTCTGGCCGGCGCCCCGGAGCGTGTCCCCGGTGTTGTCGTTGGCGATGGTGCCGATGTTTATGATTTGCTGGGCCATATCAGTTCTTAGGCAGGACGTACCAGCCGGCAGGCAGCGTCACCTTGGACGGCCCCACCAGCTTCTTGTTTGCATCGAAAGCGTACACACTGGCCTTCACCGGCTTGGCCAGCATCACCGGGTCACCGTGCGGGACCATCACCACCTTGGTCTGGCAGCCCAGGCAGGTCAGCAACACGACCAGCCAGGTCAGCCTTGAGATCTTCGGGTGCTTTTCCATGTTGGATGTCGGCGGGTGGTGTTTCACGGATCCAGTCGAGGAAGGCCAGGACAATCTGGTAAACCCAGTTCATTCCGGTTTCTTCTCGGCGTCCTTAGCCATTACCAAGCCGATACCGGCAGAGATCGCGGCAATGGTCGCGGTCGGGTCAACCGAGGTGGTCGGGTCACCGTCGAAGATGGCCTTGAGAGCCCCACCGACTGCGACAAGGATTGCACCTACACCGGCGAGAGTTGTCTTGGTGTTTTTCATTTCTTGAAGAAGAGCTTGTAGGCGCCGTAGAGCGCACAGATCAGACCAACCACAGCAGTCGCCAGTCGGACCCAATCGGTCAGCACCGGGATGAACGAGGCCGCAGTGGCCCCGGCAGCGGCTGCAAGTGAGATGATCGGTCCGTTGGTTCCTGCGTGGTTGGTTGCGTCCATGTTACTCGGGTTTGTGTTGCGCGGCTGCGGTTTCGAGGATTTCAACGAGCGGCAGTCCGACCTTCATGTTTTGGACGTTGCCGGCCTTCATACCAATGACCAGCAGTTCATAGAGCTGGTTGAATTGCTGCGGAGTCAGTTCGATCTTGATCATATCAGGCGGCAGTGTCGGAAACGACGGGCTGCTCCGCAACCAAAACCGGCTCCACCTGCGGCAACATCGGAGGAACGATTTCAACCGGCGGCAACCACGGCAGCGGAAGAGCGATGATCGGCGGGTTGATCTGGTCGTTGATCTGCTGCGTGACGTTCGCCTCAATAGCCGCTTGATCGACGCCATTGGCGAAGCACCAGCTCAAGACCTGATCTTGCGTGAGGTCAGGATACGGCGTGAACGAACCAGACGGCGGCTGGAACGAGCAGGAGCCGTAGCAGGTTCCGCTGTACTGATCCTGAGTGCCGCTGCATCGCCAATCGGCGGTGATGACAACATCAGTGAGCGTGCCTTCGGTCGGTTTAACGAGAAGGCGTTCGATGATCCAGAGGATGGTCATATTGGTATTGGTTAGGCGGCTGCGATTGTGGTGATGGTGCCAGAGCTTCCACGGAACTTCAGCGCACCGGACTCGACGTAGAGTTGACCGCCAGTGACGTTGGCAGTCGGAGCGGTTCCGTTGGCAATCTGGATCGTTTTTGCAGCGGTGGTTCCAGCAGTGGCAAGACCCACCAACAAATTCCCGCTCGCGTCGAGCGTCATCTTGGCCGTTCCAAGAGTTCCGGCATTGTTGACGAAGAAATCCAACGCTCCAGTAGTTCCGGTACTTACGCGACGTCCGCTGATTCGACCGGAAAGCGTAGATTCAAGTCCAGATGTTCCAGCGGAAGTCTCAAAATCCAACGAAATTGAACCACCATCCGTTCCGTTGGCGTTCCGCAGAATCAGACCAGTCGCTTGAGTCGCAGACGACTTCAAAACTGAAAGAATAGCGGAAGGAGACATCCCCACGCCCAACCCCGTGGAGTTCAGGGTCATGGCGGTGGAGCCAGCAATCTGCCAAGTGTAAAAAGCAGATCCGGTCGTAAAGGTGGAATTAAACCTCGTCTCAGTTCCTTCTTGGGTAATCTGGAGACGATTGTTGTTCCCGGTGGACGATTCGTAAATACGAATTCCGAGTCCGCTTGCACCGATAATATCCAGCGGAAACCCCGGACTCGCCGTACCAATACCCACCCGATTGTTCGCCGAATCAACCTTCAGCGTCGAGGCATCCACCGTCAGATCGCCGGTGATGGTGGCGCTGGCGAGGGTGGCGGTGGGAGAACACGCCAGAAGGTTGTTCAGCGTGACCTTCTTGGTCGTGCCGGTCGCGGCCATCGACGTGTCGGAAACGTCCACCAACACAAGCGGATCGTTCGCGGGATCGGTGCTGGTTCCGATGCTCGTCAGGGCTGTAATCTTAGAGTCTGCCATAGGTCAGGGATTAGTCGGTGGAGAGTGAGAAAACGATTTTAGAAGTGCCGTCCTCTTGGAGAACGAATGACGTTCCGTCCTCCTGCAACATCCAACGGTCCATCGCAGGATATGCCACCTCAATGGCATCATCCGACGTAGACAGTTGCAGTGAGAGCGCGAGTGTCATTAGGTGGTGGCTCGGGCGAAGTAGGCGATGACCGCACCAGAGGTCAGCGTAAAGCTGCTGATCTTACCCACAATGGTGATGCCAGCGGGAATGGTGGTTCCGCTCCAAGTGCCGGTAATACCAGTGCCAGCAATGGACGAGATCACGGTCGCGGTGATGGTCTGGATTGCGATGTAACCGCTCGTCTGAGCGGAGGTTCCGGTGACCAGAGTGAAACCCTGATGACCCATCGAATCCTGCGTTGCTACATCGGTCTGGTATGCGGACATTTTGAAATCTGGTTAGAGGGGAGGTCACCGGAACTTTCCAGCAACCTCCCCAATTTTAACGGTTAACCTTTACGGACTTTCGGTGCTAAGGCTCCCTGTACCCACAGTACGAGCTTGCCTCCTTCTGGGACATTCGCAGTGTTGAAATTGTCGCGTTGGAGAGACGCATCAATATCGGGACCAGCAACGAGCTTAGATTTGCCGTTCTTGTCCACCGAGATGGTTGTGGCGATTCTCATAACTTGGCCAATTAGGCGGTGGTCAGGATCTCGGCCTGGGTCGTGTCCGCGGCCGCGGCGCCGAACATGATGTCGTAGGACGCCATGTGGCTGCGGCTCGCGCGGCTGTACCAGACGGACAGCAAGCAGCTCAAACCGTTGTTCGTGGTCACCGTGCGCTGCTCAATGAACTCGCCAGCGATCATACCGACCGGGAGGCCGGCGGCGATGGCGATGGCATCAGGGCCGCAAACGAATCCGACCGTGTTGGTTTCCGCGGAGGTCCAGCGGTTGTTCTCGGCGATCACGTCGAAACCGAATCGGCCGTTGTTCAGGGGGCCGTAGCGGCTGTCGGGCATAGCCACGGTGCCGGCGGAGGCGGTGCTCAGGCCGGAGAACTGGATGCGAGCCAGGTGGCCACCGTCCAGGATGAGGTTCTTGCTCCGGTAGTTCTTGGCAAGGGCGAGGATCGCAGGAAGGTCCGAGCTGTCGAAGTTGGCGGCAGCGCCAATTCCAGTAACGGCGCCGTAGTTACCAGTGACCATGAGCGCGGTCAGCACGTCGCTGATGCCGTAGGCAAACAGGTCGGCGGAACCGGCAGCCAGATCGGCCAGGCTGAAACCCTGGTTGAGCTCCTGCTGGGTGACGGTGAAGTTCTTCGAGATCTGGTTCACGGTGACCGCGGTGGCGGCCAGCGTCGAATCGTTGTTGGTTTCCCAAGACGTCGGGTTGGTCTGGGCAGCGGTGCCGGTGGTGTACTTCTTCACCTGCACGGTCGCGCGCGGGCGGAGGTTGTCCAGGCCGACGTTGCGGCTGAACGCGGAGACCAGCGCCAAGCGGTTCGCAGCGACGGTGATCACGGCGTCCGCGAGGTAATCAACCACGAGGCCAGAGGCGAACGTGTTGGCGTTCTGCGGAGCGTGGATGGCGCTCTGGCGCAACAGCTCGCTGTGGTTGGAGATCAACCAGGAGCGGCGGTCGGCACCGGCCTGCATCTTCTTGTGAGCCTCAAGCAACGGGTTGCCGAGGTTCTCGATGCGAACCGGGGCGATGGGCTCCGGGGCCGGGGCGGCGGTGGGGGCCTTGGCGCTGATGGCAGCGGCGACGGCCTTGGCGACGATAGCGTCGATGTCGAGGGCGGTCGGCGCACTAGGAGCGGCCGCCACCACGGTGTTGGATTCAGTCATGTTGTGTGGTGTCTGCTGTGATGTCGGCGCGGTTGTCGCGCCATCTTCGGAGGCGGAAGTGCCTGCCGTAGAAAGTTTATCGTCCGGAGATTCATCCGGTGTTTCGCCTTCCTCAATTTCGAGCTGGGCATAGAGGGCCTTGAACCAGTCACGGCCGGCGGCGCCGCCCCACAGATTGGCTGACACATCTGCCGGGCTGTTGGGCTCGGCTTCGAGGAAGCGCTCATTGCGCGCCCACCAAGCGTTCGCCTTCTGGATCTTGGCTTCGTTAGGGGCTTCACCGGCCACCAAGGCCTCGGCCTCTAGGACGGTCTGCTTCTCAAGGCCATCACCGGCGAGACCTTCGGCATACTGCTCAAGGCCGCGGCGGAGGTTGTTTCGGACGGTCTCCGGGGCGGTCTTGGTGACGGCCCGAGGATGCCAGCAGGCAGCCATGGCGAGCTGCTCGGTCGAGCGTTGAGCCAGTCCAAACTGGATGGCTTCCTGAGCGGTAAACCAAGTTTCGGCCTTCATGGCTGCCCGGATCTGCGAAGTCGGTTTGCCGGTCGCCTTAGCGTAGATCCCGGCGAGCACCTCGGCGTGCTGGTCGAGAGCGTCGGCCATCTTCCGCATATCCTCCGAGGTGCCTGCCACCATTCCGGAGGGGTCGTGAATCATGAACAGAGACGCTTCGGCCATCTCAACCGTATCGCCGGCCAGGGCGATGATTGAAGCAATCGAGGCCGCGATGCCGACCACCCGGGTGGTGACGGGCGCCTGACGGCCTCGGAGCATATTGTAGATCGACAAACCATCCCAGACGTTGCCGCCGGGGCTGTTAATCTCGACCACAAGGGGGCCTTGGCCGACGTCCTGCAGGGTTTGGCTGAAGGCCTTGGCCGACACACCGGAACCACCGAACCAGTCCTCACCGATTTGGTCGAAGATCTGGATGGTGGCGGTCTCCATGGCCGAGGCCCGCGGCTGGTAGGAAAGCCAGTTGTTTACTTTAGTCATTCGGTTTTCTTGGCCCTAGGTTTGCGTTTCTTTGGGCCTACCACGGCGACAACCTCTTGGATGGGCTCGGCCGGGATTTGTTCAGGCATAGTGCCTGACGGGTTTTCCTGCATGGCCATGTCGGCTGGTTCAGGTGCAATCGGCTGCTTCTGGGCGGTCGAGATTTGCGAAACGTCGATGCCGTACTTTCCGGCCAGGTCTTGAATGTATTTGGCCTGTTGAGCCTTGGACTCCAAGGCGGAGCGCCAGTCGATACCGCGGGCGCCATAGATCTCGTCGAAAGTTGTCACACCGGCTTCCAGCTCGGCCAGTTGGGCGGCAGAGTTGCGGCCGACGTCGACGTTGGGGGCCCGGGGCGCCTGGATGGCCACCTCGTACCAGTCGTCGGGAGAGTCGCGCAGGCTGGGATCCACCCGGATGGCGTACTCCATGACGTGTTCCCAGATACGGCGGGCGGCCGATGCCATCACCTGGTGGCGGCTCCGGAACCATACCGACGACATATCGAGGGCGCCTCGGTAGACGGTGCCCTGCATTCCCTCGGGAAAAACCAGAACGTAGGGGATGCCAACACCGGCGCACACCTTCTCGGTCAGGTTGCGCCAGTATTCGCGCATGTTGACGTTGGGGCGGTCGGCTTGGAACTGCTCGAATTCGTCGCCGGACTTCAGCACCTTCACCGAGGAACCAAACACGTTTTCGTAGTAGTTCTGTGCGGTGCCTTGAGAACCGGCCACACCGGAGCGCAGGCTGGTGGCTTGGACCTCACCGGAGCTGGTCTTGATCACCTGGGCCACACTGGAAGCCAGCTTACAGGATTCCATCTCCAGCTTTTGGAGATCGTCCAGGTCGTGAAGGTCGTTGATCACACAAGCCACAAACGGTAGGCCGCGGAGCTGGCCGGCACGCTGGGCCTCGTAGATGTGAATGATCGAGTCGGATGAGATCGACCGGACGTCGGCGAGCTGTCCCTGTTGCTGCTCCTGGCCGACGAAGTAACTGAGAGCCCGACCGGTGCGAGTATCGAACCGCACACCGTCGAAGATGTCCGGTTGATTCTCCTGCCCGGTAGGGGTGGAAACCTGCTGCGGCTCGATGAGCTGCAGGCGGGGCCGGCCGGTTTCGCCCTTAGTGAGCAAGATAAAGGATTCGCCGTCGTAGAACCAACCGCGGGCAGCCAATGACATCAAGGTCCCGAAAGACTGACGGGAACCGATGTCAGGATAACGGCACCAGATGTCCCACCATTTCTTAGCCCTGAGATTCCACTCGGGATCTGAGCTAGCCGGCTGCACGCTGAAGTTTGATCCGACGGTGTAGTTCTCGAACAGGTCACCCAGGCGGTTCATCACCGCGTTGTTCTGCTCGAAGAACCGGCTTTTCCGAACGATCTGCTGCCGGGTCGAGGCCGTGACATCGAACCGCACCGAGGTGTACGACGTGTCGAGGAAGGAACGGCGAATCGAGTTCGAGGCGCCCTCGTAACGGTCGACAGGTGCCGAACGGAACTTAGCCAGGATGGTGTCTAGGAAACCCATTAGGACATCCCCACCCGGTAGCTCGCCTCTCGGCGAAAGTTCGAGAAGTCGCCGCCGAATGACGTCACAGCAACGAGCACCACAGCCATGAGCTTGGTGTAAATCTGGGCATCGGTGGGGCTGGCCACGCCCTCCTGGTTGAGATAGTAGACGGCCAGGTCGTAGTCATTGAGCAGACTTTCCCACATCTCGACCATCTCGGACGGGGTGGGGGCGCCTTTTCCGGGCTCGGCGAACTCGACGGACACATCCGACGATGATGTCGACCGGACAACCTGTCCGGATTCGATCACTGATGATGCCGAGGCGGACTTAGCAGCCAAGGCAGCCAATAGGGTCACACCGCCGAGCGTCGAGTAGACAGCCCGGAGGTAGCTCCTTTTGATGGCCACCGTGAATGTGAACATTCCGGGCGGGACAATGCAGACCGGACCGGCGGGCGCAATAGGTTAGCAGAGCCTAGTGGTCAGGGGTGGGCACTAGGTCATTCCACAGCATCACCATGGCGAGCTGCATGATTTCACAGTCGTGAAGGTGATCCGGCCATTTCTGGTTGCGCTTCACCCAGACGTGTTTGATGCGGCCCGCGCGGTTGGCTTGTGGGCGCAGGACGTGAGAGTCGAGGTGACGCCAGTAGAGATCGGGCTCGGCGATGTAGGCGCCTTCGGCCTGCACGCTGGGCGGTTCCTGATGGACGCCCCATTCCCTGTCGATGTCGCCTTTCCGGAGCCTCGATAGCATGTCCCGGAGGTGCTCGGTGTCGAATACCAGGAGGGGCTGCACCACGTCAGTCCGCATCGAGGAGGATGTCGACAGGCCGAACGGATGGACAGCACCGGATGCCGAGGTGAACCGCGCGCCGGTCTCCCGGCCTTTCAAAGGCATCCAGCCGATCACCATGGGCTTCCGGAGTCCGCCTTCCGGTGGGTATCGGAGACCACACGGGAACGTGATTGGGTTGGACGTCACCGAGGAATAGGCGGCGCAGGCGTCGTAGACCGTTTGCGTGTTGAAGCCGGAGTCGATGCCGACATCCATGTCGTGCACATTGAGGGCCACCTGCACCCGGCGGAGGGCTGCGAAGTCGTCGGCATGGCCGGCTGCGATCAGGGTGGAGTTGCCGTCCTTCCATTCGCGGCATACCCACCACAGGAACGGAGCCACGGCCTGGACGTCTGCTGTCAGGTATCGACGGCCGCCGTCAATGGAGACCGACGCCGATGTCTCGGGCCGTTCCTGCTGCACGTCCTGCTGTTCCCAGGGCTCGGCCAGATTGCCGTTGATGAAGCCCTGGAGGCCGGCCATCGAGGATTTGGCTTCAAGGAAGGCCACGGCCAAATGGCCCCAGGTGCACTTCCGGTCGGGGCTGTAAAGGCTGCTTAGATGGTAGGACCGAACACCGGGCATGGCGTTGGGGTTCTCTGGGCGCCATTGTCCATGGCGGAGTGCGGCCACCTTGTGGGCGTCGGTGATCTTACCGAGGCAGAGCTGGCAGACGTAGTGGGCAGAGGCTCTGACTTTGGCTAGGTCGTGTTTACCGTCTTCGGTCTTGGCGTCGTCCCAGGTCACATGGCGCCATTCGAGTTTGATCAGCTCCCGGCAGTGTGGGCAGGGCAGGTAGTACCGGCGCTGGTCGCCACGGAGGAACCGTTGCCATATCCGGCCTTCGACCACGGTGGGCGTCGACGTCATGAAGGCCTTGGAACTGCTGAAGCTCTTCAGACGCTGCTCGGCCAGGTCGAGGGCGTCGGCTTCCTTGCTGGTTGCCTCGGCGAACTTGTCCACCTCGTCGGCGATCAGCACCCGGACGGGGCGGCTGGCTAGGTTGGCCGGGCTGTTGGATCCGACAAAAGTCAGGGTCGACCGGGTGAAGTTCTGCTCCAGGTTGGTGATCTTGTCGGCCTCGGCGGGAAAGCATTCCAACATGGTCGGGCTGTCCTCCAGCATGGGCAGCCAGCGGGACTTAGAAAACGAACGGGCGAGGTTCTCGCTCGGCATCAGCCACAAGGCCGGGCTGGGCTCGTTGGCAATTAGCCAGGCCAGGCCGGCCATCAGGGTGGTGGTCTTCGATGTCTGTGAACCCCAGCACAGTGTCACCTCGGAGACCGATGGGTTCTTCCAGTCCTCCATGGGCTCCCGGGTGTACGGCCTGACCGACGTCGAGAACGGTCC